TGATAACTATCTCATTCTTGAAGATGACGCTCAACTAGTTGGTAATCTGAATATTCTACGAGACCTTCCATCATCATTTGATATCATTCACATTGGTCCAAGTGAACACAACCCATTCACAAAAACGACTCAGGTAAATAGATCGTTCTGGAACATCAGAAAGGATTTCTTTAACCACACAACTGCCTATGTAATTTCTAAGACAGGTGCTAGGAAGTTACTTGATGTAATGAATGGTCATATAATTCTTCCAGCAGATGACTTGCTATCAAATTCGTTCGTTACTGGAAAAATTGATGTAGCTGTAAGCGAATCTTATATTTTCCGTTATGACTCTGATTATGTTTCAACAATTGATACTACTGTATTATAAAACAAGAACTGTCTTATCTTTAGGGTTTTCTGGTAAAGTTCCATTCTTACGATGCTCTGAAATAGTGTTCCAAACTTCCTTAAAGCTTTCAATGTTTGAAGACAGCCACTGAGGGTCGCGAGGAACAAGTGAAGTGCGCATGTTTGAAAAGTACCAATAAGTTATGGTAAAATCGCGGTCGTCTCTATCATCAATTACTTCTTTACGCCAAGTCGGTACATCGCGACTATCTTCAATATCTTTATATAGCACCTCTCCATCTTCAAACACCAAGAAGAAAGATTTATACTGAGCGGTGGAATCTACCCATTCAGAATAGTTCACTTCCTTGAACTTAACTTCAATGTACTCACACTCCTGCATACCCGTACATTCCAGCTGAAGTTGCATTTGGTGGTAATAAGTTTCGGGAATTGGGGTAGTATCAGAAAACTCCCGAGAAATAGGACACTTGAATTCTACCAGCTTACCATACCTGAAATCGTCCTTGTCCTTCGTGATAATAATACCATCAGGAGAAGCTCCAAGGAATGAATGAACTGGATGAGGAACACAAGTTGTGTCAACAATATCAATACCTCCTTGGAAGTATGTAGTATAAATAGTTTTTGCAATTGGCTCAAACCGGGTTCCCCACAAAAGAGCTTTTGGACCAGTGCCTGCCGGCGTTCTTGCGCGAGGAACTAATTTGGACATCACGATCTCGTGTTTTAACGCTGGAGATGCATCTTTACATGCTTTATAAATTTCCGATGCAGTAAGCATTTCTCCTCGCTTTAGGTGCCAAGCATCTGTTCGCTGATCGTTTTGTCCGTAGTCTTGAAGGAGCTTCTCTACATGATCCATTAGTATTCTATTGCTTATCTGCGATAAAACCGTTTTACATGTATCGATCCGTATTCATCCAAATGCAGGAAATCCAAACACAGGAACAGTGGGTCCTTTACCGCCTTGAACGATTTTACTCCAATCCAGAATACATTGCCAAAATTAAGTCAATTCTTGACGGGTCATCTGATCTTTCTCTTCGTTTAATTGATTGGTTTGTCACGAACTATTCAAAGAAGTATAATGTTTCTTACATGACGAAGGCACAAAAGCATGTGATTGTATACCTTTCATACAAGTCTCATTTGAAGGCGTACAGTAAGCGCATGTTTGATCCTTTCTGCCGATGGAAGCGTATTAAGTTTTTGGATATTGATACGACTGTGGGTCAGCTGAACTTCTTTGAATGGGCAATTAATGATGGAGTGTTGGATTACCTTGAACTAAATCACGAGAAGGTTCATGCCGATATGGAGAAGCGTCTTCATGAAGCGAAGGAAGGGCGGGAAGGTGAACGCCGTAAGCGCCACGAACTGTCTCATTCTGCCACGAAGTCTATTTCACGGCACGATGTGCGTCTAACCGTAAAGTTTGATTAACCCAATACTTAACAATGTTCTCTATTCTAAAACCCAACTATGTCTATCAAGATATCTCAGAAGACATAGCTGATCACGATAATGATTTTGATGCCGAAGAGTGGAATTATAACGGTCGCGATGTATTTCGTGGATCGGCTGATCCCGCATATCCCGATTGGAATGTTTACTGGCTGTACGACGATAACCTTGTGCGAGTTGGATTAGCCGAACACGATTCAGAAAATCCCGAAATCTTTCACTCACTCTGGGTTTATAGCACGCCATTTGGAAGTTTATTGCAGGAAGATGGATGGGTAAAAAAGAATGTGACTCTTTGGTCGCTATTATCTCCTGAAGCTTATCAAGACTGTTTGGAACACGATTTCAAAACAGTATTTGATCTGGCACTATCAAGTAATATTCGGCTTGTGACACCGGATATGATCATAGACAAGCCTAAAGTATACCACTGCGAAAACTGCAATAAAAAATCTCTTCAGCCACTTGATTGTCAAGCAGTGAAGGTTTTAGATTATGAGTTTTCCGGATTTTCTATTTTGTTTTTGGATGATTCGTTTGTTCTTTATACAGCTCCTAATACATCACGCATTTGGTCTATTCTCAGCTTGCAGGCGCCCGACGGCTCGCACGCGCCTTTGATGGAGCAGCAGGAGTCGTCGTCTGAATCGGCTGATCAGTTGGAGTCGCAGCTCGCTCAGACTCCTCTACAACCCCCGGAGCCGCTGGAGTCTGCTCAACAGCACCCGTCTCCTCCTGCTGAGTAGGAGCATCGTCATCGTCGTCCGCGAAGATCGCCGCGGCGCCCATACGCTGCTGAGGGAATACCTGAGCATCCGTTAGACGCCAAGTCACACCGAAACCCTGACCAGCAATGACATAGATGCTGCCGCTAATAACTAGCTTAGCCTCTACGCCCTTGGGGAACGGCGTATCCTTCGTCTCCAGCGTCTCTGGCGTGACATACACTGGGTTGCGGTTGGAGTCTACGATCTCTGATGAGACCTTGTTGTCGTAGACTGGAACCTTCACGCGGAAGCTTGGTGGGTACTTGCCATTGGGCACATACTCGCCATCAACCTTGTCGGTTGAGAAGCTTAGGATACGCTTGAAGCTGTCGCGAATAGCCTCCTCGGAACGCTTCTTGCCGAACCATGCTACTGAGTTCTCAACAGCCGCCGCAATGATGCGGTTCTCTAGCTGACCTAGTAGATTGTATAGCTTGCCGGTATCGTCGGCGCCCGTGTAAGGAGTCTTGCCGTAAGGATCGCAACCCTTTAGTGAACCGATGAGCGTGTAGGTCTTTGCACCCGTCTCGCCCTCGCGAACTAGGCAGCCGCCAGGGTAGCCAATACGAGGCAGGCGAATCTGTAGATTACCACCGTTGTACTTCATGTTGATTGGGGGATTACGACCTGCGCGCTTCTGGCAAAGGACAAAGGTGATCTGGTTGACATCGATTGCAGTGGAGTGGATTGGGCCGTTCATCTTGATTGCTGGTTGTACTCTACATTCACTTATAGTTGTTGAATCCGTTTTCAACGAAAGGTTTCATTTTATAGAATAATGGTCTTGTGTGCATGTTGTAAGAATAAAACCAGTTTTGACCAGTGTACTTCTCTTGCATTAAAGGGACTCCAGTTTTGTGGCAGGCACATTAAGGTTAAGGATAAACGCATCTGGGCTTCTTTAAACCAAAACAACGGTAAGGCGTGTCTAATCCAAAAGCACTGGAGAGGATACTTTATTCGTAATAAATTACGATTAGCGGGACCAGGTGTTCTGAAGCGGAAAGATTGTCATAACGATCAAGAATTGGTAACATTAGATGAAAAGAAAGATCTGCATCCATGTAACTACTTTTCGTTTATGGAGGCAGATAAGGTTTGGTGGTTCGATATCCGAAGCTTATACCAGATTACTCGGAGTAACCTGAGACCATTAAATCCCTATACCCGACAACCAATAGATATTGAAACTCGCCGACGGTTACGAAGATTATGCCAAATACGAAAGCGCCAAGGTGTTTTTAATCTGTATGCTGAACCTATATATTCAAATCTTTCAGAAGTGGCTGATACTAAGTGGTTAGAACTATGTCAGATCATTGAAGAGAATGGGTTTTTTGATATGAATCATCTTCTGTTTGCTTCGCTCAATAAAACTCAGTTGTTTGTATTTTTGAATATTGTAAATGTTGATCTTGTAGCTTATGCTGCCGAACATAAAACGCCCAACTCAACCCGTAAAAAGTATATTATGTGGGTCAAAAATTTGTTAGGCAGGTTCAGTAAGTACAAATACGGATCCAATCAGGCATCTTATAATGTAGCTAGGGTACTTTTGTCAATTTTGAATGATTGTACGGATCCGTATACTATTTGTTTTATAATTATTAGTAGCATTGTAAGATTGTGATTTAAACAGGTAAGGATAATTATAATCATAACCCGCGTTAGAAATGGATTCCGCTAAGTCAGCTACTATTACAAACAAGAAGATGCCAGCCAAGAAGACGACTGTTCCAAGCACGACTGCCGCTACCACGACCACTGCCGCCACGACGGCGACCAAGAAGACTTCCACGAAGACGACTGCCGCGAAGGCGGAGGTTGTTGTCCCCGTAGTTGAGACCACGACGACGACCGAGACGGTTGCGACGACGACGGAGTCTGGCTCCGAGCGCACGGCGGCTGTAATCCTAGCGACGCTACAGGAGAGCCTACGCTCCCTAGGCACGGAGACGACACTACGTGTTCGTGCGCTAGTTGCCGAGGCGGTTGAGGCCACGAAGGCGCTAAAGCGTGATGCGCGCAACTCCAAGCGCCGTGTGAAGAAGGACCCCGCGACGATGACGCCCGAGGAGCGCTCCGCGTGGGAGGCCCGCCGCGCCAACAACGCGTTCCTAAAGCTCCGCCCGATCTCCGATGAGCTCGCGAGCTTCATGGGTCTATCACCCAAGAGCCAGAAGAGTCAGACGGATGTCACGAAGTTCATCGCGAACTATGTCCGCGACCACAAGTGCTTTGACCCCAGCTTCAAGCGCCGCATCCTACCCGATGCCAAGCTCGGCAAGCTCCTACGCGTCCGCGATGGCCAGGAGGTCACCTACCTGAACCTACAGAGCTTCCTGAAGGTTCACTTCCTCCCCAAGCCCACGACGGCGTAAACGGCTAGAGTTTCCAGTTTCGTAAAACTGGTGGTGGGCATCCCCTAAAACTCAAAAAGCAAATACAAAAGTGTAAAACTTAAAAATCTATTACCTGGTGTCATACGACATCAAATAATATTTTTTAATTTATAAATGACTATCGGTGGAGTTTTTATTATTCTGATTGGGTTAGCATTAACTATATTCGGAATTATATATTCTGCATCTCTGTTATCGTATAAGTCAGATAACCCTGCACTTACGGTATACAATGCTGCTCAAATGTCAGCCATCGCTAGCTTGACTTTAAGCTTTGGAGCAAGTATGCTTGTCGGCGGTATTTTATATGAAGTCCTACACAGCTCTAAAGTAGTTGGTGGTCGTCGGTAAATGTTTAGTTATAAACAAATGATAGGTTGGGTTATGATGGTTGTTGGAGGCGCACTAGTTGCTTGGACGATGTACTCAATGTTCGTTAAGCGCACAACTAGCTGGGTATTTGGTGCTCTTTTAATTGCAGGAGGTGCGGCTCTAGCTTACTACGGATACCAGCAAGAGTACCCGCCAATTCCAAATCTTTTTACAGGAGGTAAGTCTCGCTGGACATACTAAAATGGAATTATTATCATGTTAATTCCTAATTTCAAGAATGAACGCTACTTTCAATTTCTACCC